AGTGGGGCTTGATGCACATCGATTTGATCAACATGTGTCTCAGGCCGCTCTACGGTTTGAGCACTCGTTATACCGAGCACTCTTTGGGATCCACGATAAATGCCTGGCCTGGATGTTACGGATGCAACTACGTACACGCGGATTTGTCCGATGTTGTGACAGTTGTGTCTGTTACCACGTCCATGGTGGTAGATGATCCGGTGACATGAACACTTCACTTGGAAATATATCATTGATGACCATGATGGTGTGGTCGTACTGTCAGCTTAAAGGCATTACATGCGCCTTGATTAACGATGGCGACGATTGTGTTGTCATCATGGAACGTGCCGATCTAGACACTTTCATGAATGGCATTGTGTGGTGGTTCGATGAGTCCGGATTCGTACTGAAAGTTGAGAAGCCAGTATACGTCCTTGAACACATTGAATTCTGCCAATCACATCCAATTGAAATCACACCTGGGGTGTACCGCATGGTACGGGACCCTCGTGTTGTACTCAGTAAGGATTTGGTGGTGGTGAAACCCATACAACATGAGTCGGATTATAACTTCTATCGAAGAGCCATCGGAATGTGCGGTATGGCACTTGCTGGAGATGTGCCCATATTCTGTCAGTTCTACCAAACGCTGATCCGCGGTACAGCGGAAACGAAGCGTAGGGTCGAACTTGAATCTGGGATGCAATACCTAGCATTACGCATGTCAGCACGATTCAGGGAGCCCACAGCGACAGCCCGCGTGTCGTTTTGGGAGGCCTTTGGAATTCCTCCGGATATACAAATTGCACTTGAACAGGACTACTCCCGTATGACACTTCGGTGGAATACGCCTAGTCACACGCTCAGGTTTGGCAATCACATTGCTGGGCTGAGGTAGGTACCCCCAGCCCACCCTACGGGGTCGGTGGCGACCGTAAACGCATGGGGTGTTGGCGGCTCTGTCTCCCGTGTTAAATCCTGCCTTGGGTTTAACTAGTAGCTGTGACGACGTGTCAGTTAAGGTATTGTGCACCTGACACGACCGAGCGAAAATTTCATCCATCGATGGAGGTACTGCAGAGCCAGGGTGACCAAATTGGTTGTTGACCACACGTAAAACTTTCCAAGCGAACCAAAACGCCAAGAGACTGCACGGCTCAACTTGCTGTCCGCCAACATGAACAGTCCCCTTTCATGATAGGGCATCTCATACAATCATGAATAAATCAAAGAAGAAGAGTAAGGCTGTCAGCAAGGGCTTAGCTGCAGCTTATGTTACGTACGAAAGTAGCCAAAACAAGGTGGGACGCGTCGAGGCCGG